CCATGGCAAAGACAGGAAAGAGCAAGACGAGCCGCGTGATGAAATGGCTGGGGCTTTGGCTGATGACGGCCGTATGCCGCTGCACGGTGATAGTGCTGATATTCGGCGGCGCGATGTGTGCGGCGCAGAACCTCATCGACAACTTCGGTGCAGGACTGCTGGGACTGCTCGCCGCAGGGCTGGGCGTACTGCTCGCCATAGGGACGGAATCGCTGCTCTCGCGGCTGGGCTGGAAACACTGAAACAACAAGTACAACAACACATAAAACGACACTGACAATGGCAAAGATACCGCCGACAAAGGCAGAGTTCACATTCGAGGAACGGATGCTCCGCATCAGCAGCCTCAACGTACTGACCACCGCCGACATCGCGGTATGGCTCAACGTCAGGCCAGACCACGTGCGCTCATTGGTAAGCGCACGCACAATCCCCCACTACAAGGGGGCAAACGGCAAGGACGTATACTTCAGCAAGGCGGAGGTGGAGCAATGGCTTCTGCACCGCCGCATACCGACACAGGAGGAGCTGGAGCAGGAGGCGGTGACATACACGGCACTGAACAGCCCAAACGCACGCGCACGGAGATGAACACAGACTACGCACACTGCGTCGGCGAGGGCTACTTCAGCCACCCAGAGCCTTGCCGCACCTGCCGACGGCACTTCCCCTTCTCGCAGCCCACGGAGGGCGGCATGACTTGGGTGATGCCGATGTACGACAAGCGGACAGGCAGATGCCCGATGCACGACCCGAAACCAGAAAACGAATAACCTATGCCACGCACCGTAACCACGTCAGACCTCCGCGCACTCGCCCTCGGCGAGGTGCTGACGGCAAGGCCGCTCAACGCCAGCGACAGCAAGCGCATACAGCGGCTTGCCGCCAAGCAGGGGCTGGAGACGCTCCCCCACCACGGTCTGCTCCGTATATGGCGCGAGACACCCGACAAAAAACCGACAGACAGATGACATACAACGCAGACAACCCGCTCACCGTCGTGGAGCTGTTCGCCGGCTACGGCTCGCAGCGCATGGCTCTGGAACGCCTGAAGCATGACAACCCCGGCTTCGACTACAAAGTCCTCGCGGTTTCCGAAATCGAGCCGGCCGCCTTGCGGGCATACGAGGCCGTCCATGGCGACTGCCCGAACCTCGGAGATGTCTCCAAGGTCGAATGGGTCAAGCACCCGGAATTGAAGGGAGTGCATCTTCTGACTTACAGCTTCCCCTGCACCTCGGTCTCCAGCGCAGGCAGACAGGATACAGGCGGCAGGCTTGTCGAAAACCGCGCAGTACAAGCTCGCGGGCAATTCGATAGTGGTCAGCTGTCTTTACCACCTTTTCCGCACGATGCTCATGCCCGGACAGCCGGAGAAAGCACCCGCGCGGCAACTCTCAATATTCTGAAACCCCAAAAACCAAATTCAAATACACAATGACACTGAAAGACATAACCGTGAAAGACATTACGGAGGTCGCCCAGAGCTGGCGGCGCGAGGGCATAAAAGCGCCGCGCTCCGTGATAGTGATGACCGACGACCCCGACCCACGCGCAAAGGCCGGAAACACGACGGCAAACGTGCTGAAGCTGGGCAAGCCATTCGGCAGGGCGGCAGTGGAGCGGATGCTCCGAGTGCTGTTCGAGGAATATCCCTACACAGCCGACATCGCCAAGGAAATACTAACACCAAAAGACGAAAACAATGACACAGCAGGAAAGATTTGACACGACAGCGGACGAGTTCCTCGCATTCATGGAGCGCAAGACCGCATGGCTCGCCGGCATCGCAGAACGCGGCGGCATCGACATTGAGGACGTGGAATACGAAGAAGTAAAGGAGGACGGCAGATGACACCGAAAGACATCGACAACGCCGCCAGGCAGTGGCGCGACGGAAAACCCGACAAACGCAGCTACATCGTCCTCACGCAAGACCGCGAGAAAGCAGAAGCGCAAGCGGGTGTCAGGACAACGGCGGACGACTGCATCATAATGTTTCTCCTGCTGTTCGCCACCGACCAAGCATACCTCACCGCAACGGAAGCCGCAATCGAGATGTTCAAGCAACCGCACATCCAGCAGCAGCTAAAAGACAGGTACTTCGAGGACGAGAAAGGCATAAAACCGAAAAACATAAAGCCATGAAGAACGACAGCCGATTACAAGCAATAGTCGATGCCGCAAATGAATGGGTTGATGCAGACCAAAGCAACCGCTCGTGCATCATACTCACTCATGATGAGATCGGTCGCTTGCGCAACCATTCATATACTTACGCAGATTACACCGACCTGAGAAGTATGCTATACAGTGTCTTCAAAGACAACGACGACTTTCTGCGTGCAGCCAAAGAAGTAATGATGTGGATTGAGAGAGACAAAAACTCTGAACCAGCGACATTCGTATGACACCGACACTAATTTTCGACCCGAAACAGCGCCTGTACAGCGCAACGGCGACACCGCTGCCCGCCCCGACAGGCGTGAGGGCGGCACGCTGGCGGCACTACGACAGCATACCCGACAGCGTCACCATACCATTCGCCATGCGCCTGTTCGCCATGCAGAACCTCACGCTCCAGTACGTTGACACCGTCACCGGCTTCTGCGTCGAGAAGCGCATCGGAGGCACAAAGCCACTCGTCCGCGCAGTCCGCGAGCAGCGCCTCGGCATCGACCGCCTGTACGCCGGCAGCTTCAAGGGCGAGGCAGGGCGGCTCGCCAAGGAGAGCGAGGCACGCAACGCCGCCGAGTTCGAGGACAACGCCGACGCGCTGCTCACGCGGCTGTTCTACGGCCTCGGCACAGAGGTCGGGCGGCTCGGCCTGAAAGGAGACGACAAGGCACTCGTAATCGCCGTCCACCAGGCGCTCACCATAGCCGACGTGACGCGGATGTACGCACGCGAGGGCGACGAGATGCTGCGCCGCTACCATGTCCCGGTGGCACGGACAGGCTGCTCGATGCTCCCCGACGAGTTCCTCGCCATCGCCGACCTGCTGCCGCAGTTCGCCGGCGACTGCTACAAGCTCTCGCCGTCACGGAAGATAACCGCAAAGGCGATGCTCACCGTGCTGCGCAAGCACGTCATCGTAATGCCCGACGGCACAACGCTGCAATGACAGACTTACAGCCCGACCCGTGAGGGCGGCTGCGGCAAGAGAGCCGCGAAACCCGATGGCCGCCGCCATAGTGCATCCACGCGGATTAACGACAGCGGTCATCCACTACACTATCAATGGTTTATGATAGATTTTATCTGTTCATATTATTCATTTCGTAGATACATATAATCGACCAAGCCGTGCCAGTCCGCGAGGACGCACCACGGCGCACCAAGGGCGGTGAACGGCAGCCATGGCGGACAGCGGCTGCAACAATGAGGAAGCGGCAAACGCGGTTCGACTCCGCGACCGCCCACGGTTCATATTACGATAAGAGATTTGGTTATAAGTTCTCATTTGACGTGTGATACGATTAGACACACAGCCGCCCAAGCCCGAGAGGGTGCAAGGCGGCGAAACGGACGGAAAGCCCTCGGAGGGCAGGAAAGCGGGCGCAAAAGTGCCGTCAAGCAGACCGGACAGGGGTTCGACTCCCCTTCCGCCCACAGGAACAAAACCGATAGAAAGATGACGAAAAGACACCTTACACTCGAAAGGCTCACGCCGCTCCAGAAACAGCGGCAGGAGCGCAACAAGGCACTCGCGGCAGAGTACCGCCAGCTCGCCGGCACACCCGGCCAGAGCCTCACCAACCTGCGCTACTACCTGATGCAGAAGCACGGCCTGCACAGCCCCAGCGCGTACTACAAGATACTCAAGGACGAGGGCGTGCCGTACGCAGGGAAGGAGGGCGCATGAACGAGGTGACATTCACGGCAACGACCGCATGGGCGGCGGCGATGCAGGACTTCAGCAAGGAAGACCGCTGCGAGGTATACGACGCGATATTCGCATACGCCGCAGGAGAACCCCTCTCCGAAATGAGCGTGGCGGCAGCGGCGGCATTCGCTTTCGCCAGAATAGACCTCGACCGCGATGCCGCCAAGGCACGCAACCGCAGCGAGGCAAGCCGAGCCGCAGTGAACAAGCGGTGGAGCAAAGCAAAAGCAACAAAAGAAACGAAACCCAAAACACCAAAGAAATGAACACAGACACATCAACAGACAAGGCAACGGCAATGAGGACAATAACCCTCAAGGCAATCAGCCTGGTGAACTTCAAGGGCATCCGCGAGGCAAAAATCGACCTCGAGGGGCGCAACACGGACATCAGCGGAGCAAACGGACTTGGCAAGTCAACGGTCTTCGACGCATTCACATGGTTGCTCTTCGGCAAAGACCGCCGCGACCGCAAGCAGTTCGGCATCAAGACACGCGACGAACAGGGCGCAATCATACCGCGCCTCCCCCACGAGGTCGAGGCGACGCTCACCGTGGACGGCCGCGACATCACTCTGACGCGCCGCTTCCGCGAGAAGTGGGTCAAGCGCAGAGGCTCGGCGGAGGAGGAGTTCACCGGCAACGAGGAGGAACGCCTGTGGGACGGCGTGTCCTGCTCGCTGCGCGACTGGAACGACAAGGTTGCCGCGATATGCCCCGAACAGGTTTTCAAGTTCATCACCAGCCCCCTGCACTTCACCGCGCAGAAGCCCGAAGTGCAGCGCGAGATGCTGATGCGCATGGCAGGGGGCGTAAGCGATGAGCAGATAGCAGCCGCAAACCCCGACTTCGCAGCCCTGCTTGCCGACATGACAGGCAAGACAATGGAGGAATACCGCCGCGAGACGGCAGCCGCCAAGCGGCGCATCCGTGCGGAGATAGACGAAATCCCCGGCCGCATCGACGAGCGCAAACGCGACTGCGAAACCGAAGACACCGAGGACTGGGACGCGCTCGCCCGGCAGTACGAAGACCTCAAGGCACGCCGCGCCGAGGTCGAAAAGCAGATGGCATCAGCCTCCGAAGCGCAGAAAGCGCACGCGGCAAGGCTTGCCGTGATGATGCAGCGCGTCACCGCCAAGGAGGCCGAAGCCACGCAGCGAGCGGCAAAGGTGGCGGCAGACACCCTCGCCGACACCGAAAGGCAGCGAAGCCGCCGCAGCCAGCTCCTCGCACGCCACAGCACGGCGGAGGGCGCACGCGCCTTCCGCGAGAAGGAAATCCAAGACCTCGAGAAGGAAGTGCAGCGGTGCGACGAGCAGCGCGAGACGCTCATCGCCGAGTACCGCCAGCTCATGGCCACGGCACGCAGCATCACCCACGAGATAGAGTGCGGAAGCCCCGAGATGCGCACCTCCGCCTACGTCTGCCCCACCTGCGGACACCCATACGACGCGGAGCGCATACTCGAAGTGCAGCAGAAAGCCCTCGACAACTACCGCGACGAACAGCACGAGAAGCTGCGCCGCAACGCCGAGGCGATAGCCGAGAACAAACGCAGGGGGCTGGAGAACAACAGCCGCAAGCAGGAGCTGGAGGCGCGCATCAGCGACACCAAGGGGCAAATCGCCGCCCTTGCCGCCGAAGCAGCCGAAATCGAAGCCGACCCACTGTACGCCGCAGAACCGACCGCGCCCGACACCGCGCCGGCCATCGAGGCTGACGCACAGCACACGCGCCTGATGCAGGAAGCCGCCGAGCTGCGCAGCCAGTACGACGCGCTTGCCGGGGAGATGCCAACGGCGGCAGACCCGGAACTCGCCGAGGAAGCCGCAGACCTCGCCGCACGCATCGAGCAGACAGCCGTCCGCCTCTCGCGCCGCGAGGACATGGCCGCAAACAACGACCGCATAGTCCAGCTCCAGCACCGGCTCACAGCCGCCAACCAGGCTCTCGCCGACCTTGAGAAGCGCGAGTTCACCATAAGGGCGTTCCAACGCGCTCGCACAGACGCGATGCAGCAGAAGATAAACGCACTCTTCTCGGCGGTAAAGTTCCGCATGACAGACACGCAGGTCAACGGCGAGGAAGTCGAGACCTGCGAGGCGACGGTGGACGGCGTGCCGTTCTCCGACCTCAACGACGCGGCGCGGATAAACGCCGGACTCGACATCATAAACGCGATATGCCGCGCCGAGGGGATTTCCGCGCCCATATTCATCGACAACGCCGAGAGCGTCAACCGCCTCACGCCTACCCTCTCGCAGCGCATACGCCTAATCGTAAGCCGCGACACGACACTGACTGTGACACACCCAGACCCCTCGCTCCTCTGAAACATGCACAAACAATCAAAACCAAAAGCATAGAACAATGGCAACAACAGCACAGGCACGGCAGACAGCCGTGACGACAGCGGCGGCAGCCGCACAGACACCGGCGCGGCGAGACAACGCCGTGACCACATTCGAGTCGATACTCCGCAGCGACTTCATCGACCAGCAGTTATCCTCCGCGCTCGCAGAGAACAAAGGCACTTTCGTATCGTCGCTCGTGGAGCTTTACACAGGCGACAAGGCACTGCAGACCTGCAACCCAAAGCTGGTCGCCCTCGAAGCCGTCAAGGCAGCATCGCTCAACCTCCCCATAAACAAGGCACTCGGCTTCGCATACATCGTGGTGTACAACAACAGCGTGAAGGCGACAGACCCCAAGACAGGGCGCGACACGTGGACGAAAGTCCCCACGCCGACATTCGTACTCGGCTACAAGGGCTTCATCCAGCTCGCATCGCGCACCGGGCAGTACAAGACCATAAACGCCACACCGGTATACGAGGGCGAGTTCCGCTCGCAGAACCGCCTCACGGGCGAAATCGACATCACCGGCAAGCGAACCTCCGACAAGGTGGTCGGTTACGCCGGCTACATCGAGTACCTCAACGGCTTCACCAAAGCCGAGTACGTCACCGTGGCAGACATGGCGCGGCACGCACTGCGCTACTCACCCTCGCTGCCCAAGTCCACAAAGCTCGAAGACCTCGTGCGCCTCGCCAACGAAGAGCCGTCGGCAAAGCGCGTGGGCTGGCTCGGCAACTTCGGCGACATGGCGGTCAAGACCCTAATCCGCCGCATCATCTCCAAGTACGGCTACATGTCAGTGCAGATGCAGAACGCCGTGACGCTCGACATCAACGCCGACACCGCAATGACGGCGGCAGACCGCGACCATGCAATCGGCCAGGAGCAGACGCAGACCGTGACACTCGACGACGCGGAGTACGAGACCGTAGACACCGCCACAGGCGAAGTCACGGCAGCAGCACCCTCCGAGGCACAGGCAGACGAAAAGGACGACGACCCAGGGTACTGATGAAAGCAACGCAAACAACACCGACAGCACAAGCCGCGCAGGGGAGCGACACCGGGGCAGTCACCATGACCTGCCTGGGCAGCTCCTCCGCCGGCAACGGCTACATCCTCGCCGCCAGCGACGGCATACTACTGCTCGAGGCAGGAATACGCTTCGCCCGCGTCAAGGAAGCCCTCGGCTGGGACATCCGTCGCGTATGCGGATGCCTCGTAACGCACCGCCACGGCGACCACGCCGCCTACCTGCGCGAAACGGCACACGCCGGCATACGCATACTCGCACCCGAGGACACGGTCAGCCGCCTGAAGCCCCTCGACCGCATCCTCACGACAGCGGCACAGCCCATGCACGGCTACCGCCTCGGCAGCTTCAAGGCTTTCGCCTTCCCCCTGCGGCACGCAGACAGCGACGGAACGCCTTGCCCATGCCTCGGCTGGGTCATCGACCACCCCGGCATGGGACGGCTGCTATTCGCCACCGACACCATGGCGATAGCCCACGACTTCCCCGGCATCGACCATGCGATGATAGAAGCCAACTACTCCGACCCGCTGCTCGACAACGCAATCGCGGAAGGCATCACAGACCCCTCGCAGAAGTCGCGACTTCTCGCCTCCCACCTCGCGCTGCACCAGACCGCCGCCATACTACGCCGCCCCGGCTTCGCGGCATTGCATCAGACCGTCCTGCTCCACCTCAGCAGCCGCAACAGCAACCCGGAGCAGTTCCGCAACACGATAGAACAGGCTACCGGCAAGCCGGCATACGTCGCACGGCCGGGGCTGAAAGTCACATTCTCAAAAGACCCGTACTGATGGAAGACAGAAACAGCTTCGTGTTTTTCCTCAACTGGAAGAACATACTCCGCAAATACCCCATGGGGGTGCGATGCGCCGTATACGACGCAGTCTTCGAGTACGCCGAAAGCGGCACGCTCCCCGAGGGGCTGTCCGACGCGGCGATGATGGCCTTCGAGTTCATCAAGCAGGACATCGACCGCATGCAGGACAAGTACGAGCAGACCTGCGAGAAGCGCAAGGCCGCCATAAACAAGCGGTGGGAGAAAAACGGCAAGGGCAAAAAAGCCGATACAAAAGTATCTGCAAAATACAATAGTATTTCAGACGATACAAGCGGTACAAAAGTATCTGAGCCGATACAAGCCGTACATAATGAATATGATAATGAAGATGATAATGTGTCTCCTTACGGAGACGTGAGTGTCGCGCACGCACGCGAAGAAGAGGCCGACGAGGAAGAAGCGGACGACTCTGACGACGCGGCGATTGCAGATGCATTCGTAGACCGCCACCCGAAGAGCCGCGACGAGTTCTGCAGGAACAACCACTGCACCGCCGAGGAGTTCCGCAATACTGTCGCCGCCGTACTCGCCGAATGGCGCATCACCGGCTGGAAGGGGAAGCGCATACGCGACGGAACTGACAGCCACCAGACCGCGCACCTGCTCTCCGCAGCGCGGATAAAGCTCGAGAGGAAGAGGGAGCAAGAAGCAAAAACCGTAAACCGAAACCAATATGATGCGAATAGACTTCAACGACGCAGAGGCATGGTACAAGTGTCTCAAGACCCGGAGGACTTCAAGGAAACGTTTTAGTCTTCCGCTGACGGCTGAGCAGTGCGTACAGGCACTCGCGGCGGCGGTGCGCGTAATCGTCGAACACAGGAGCGGCACGCTGCTCCCCGACGAGGAGACGCGCAGCCACATCAGGCAAGCCGCCGAGTGGCTCACAGACCCGCAGGGACGCTCGGGGCTGCTGATGTCGGGGATGTGCGGCAACGGAAAGACAACGCTGATGCGTGCCGTTACCGACCTCGTGGCGTTCCACACCGAAGCCGAGCGCGGATATTCCGACCGCAAGGCTTTCGTCTGCAAAACCGCCAAGGAGGTGGCGATGATGTGCTGCGGCACGGACAGGGACTTCGCCGAATACCGCAAACTCATCGACGAGCCGCTCCTCGCCATTGACGACCTCGGCGAAGAACCGGCGGAGGTGATACGCTTCGGGCAGACGTTCAGCCCCGTCACAGACCTGCTACTCGCACGCTACGACAAGCCGTGGCGCGTAACCCTGGCGACGACCAACCTGCGCCACGCTGACATCGAGAGCCACTACGGAGGGCGCATCCTCGACCGCTTCCGCGAGATGATGACCGAAATAGCGTTTACCAACCCCTCCTACAGGGGCAAGAACCGGCCGCAAGCCGCAATGCCGACGAAACCATGAGCAAGGCACGCGAATTCATCCGCCGCGTATGGCGGCTTCTCGACAGCGACAGGGCTGCGCTCACGGGCATTGTCCTCATGCTCGCCTCCGCAGCAATCGCCGCGATATTCTGCATCACGATAGCAACAATCAAAATCAACACACCATGACCACAGAACGCACCATCTACATCTCGCTGCCCATATCAGGGCGCGACCCCGAAGAAGCGCGGCAGGAAGCCGACAGCGTCAAGCACGCCCTCTCGCGGCAGGGCTACAGGCCGGTATCGCCCTTCGACATCTGGCACGGCAAGCACCCGCAGTACGCCGACTACATCTGCAACGACCTCCGCGCACTCGCCGACTGCGAGGCCATCTTCCTATGCCAGGGGTGGAACGGCTCACGCGGATGCCGCATCGAGCACAAGTTCGCCGAAGAGTTCGGCAAGCGCATAATCTACCAGCAAGCAGAGGAATGACCATGAAGCACAAGATACGCCCGACGAATGACCGGCTGGTCGAGTGGTCGGCAGAGGAGGAAGCGCAGATGGCCGCCGTCATCAGCTCCCTCCGCACCCGCGACCAGCCGAAAACGGCGGCGACGGCGACACGCCCACCCCGAAAGCCGGCATTGCGGCACACGCGCCGCTGCTGGTACAGGGACGGCTTCAGCCCTCCGCCGCAACCGAAGACGGCAAAGGAGACCTTCTACTCAAACCTCCCCGAGATACGCCGAATGTGCGCACACCCGGGCTACAGGATGCGCGACATAGCCGCGAGGCACGGCATGTCCGCGTCCACGCTGGCGTGGTACGCTCACGCATCGCGAATGAGGGTAGTCCGCTACTGCCGCTCAAGGGCTGCCCTGCTCCGGGGCAAGGGGGCAATCCGCGAGATGCTCCGGCACGGCGAAACGGCAAGAGCCATTGCTCGCCAAGTCGGCGTGTCGAGGGCGGCTCTAAGCAAGTTCATAAGCAAACACAAACTCAAATAACAACACGACAATGACAATCACAGGAACAATCAAGCAGATACTCCCCGAGCAGAGCGGAGTGTCGAAAGCAGGAAAGAGCTGGCGCAGACGCGACCAGATACTCGACATCACCGAAAACCCGCAGTACCCGAAGCTGCTGTGCTTCGCCCTCATGAACGACCGCATCGACGCGGCAAGCATCGCCGAGGGGCAGCACGTCACCATTGACTGCGACATCGACAGCCGCGAGTACAACGGACGCTGGTACACCTCCGTAACCGCATGGAAGGTAACGCCCGAAACCGAAACGGCGGCAGCAGCACCGCAGCAGCAAGCGCAGACGGACAACTCGCTGCCGCCCATGCAGCAGGACTTCGGCCCGATACCATTCTGAACATTCGGGGCGGAGGGCTTCTGCTTTAGTTCTGCTTTAGTTTTTGCTTTAGTTCTTACTTAGTTTTTACTTAGTTCTGCGGTTGTTGATTTACAGCCGATTAGCCCAAAAATCGGTGCGTTTTTGTTTCCGTTTTTCGTTCAAAAGCTGAAGCAAGACAGACTGGCAACAGCCGATGCCCGATGCCCCGATACAAAAGTAGTATAGTACCATTTGTATTTTTCAGGCGATACAAAAATACAATTGTATCTGCGAAATACAATTGTATCGCAGAATACAAAAGTATTTCGGCTGATACAAACGATACTTCTATGATAATGATAATGAGTATGAGAATGAATATGATAATGATGACTCCTTACAGAGTCGTGTGTTATACGCGCACGCGAGCGCGTGGGCAACCACCCCGGCGGTCTTCCATGCCGAAGCCGTGGCAGCCGCAATGCGGCAAAGGCGGCTCACGCCGTGGACGCATCCCGAAAAAACAGGGGGGCGGCGCGGCGGCGCGCGGAAACAGCCCGAATTTCGCGCCAAACACCCCGAAACGACAAACCATACCGCCGAATGAAGAAAACGCAACACAGAAGCCCGCAGACGGCAAAAACAGACCTTTTCACCGCGCTCATCCAAAGCGACCTCCACGTCTGCTGCGAAAAGGAGTACAAGTTCCACCCCCAAAGACGCTGGCGGTTCGACTACGCGATACCCCAGTACCGCATCGCAATCGAGATAGACGGCGGCGTGTGGACTGGCGGCCGGCACACGCGCCCGAAGGGCTTCCTCGGCGACATGGAAAAGTTTAACGCCGCTGCCGTAATGGGCTGGGTCGTGCTGAAATTCACGCCAGCAACACAGTATAAATCAGACACTTTCAATATCATCAAAGATACAATAAGCGTGTTAAAAGCAACAACTAAAACTTCATAAAATCGCACCTCGTTCAGATGCCGATTTTAACTTTGCGCAAAATCGCAGACAGCAATGACTGACGATACGACTAACATTGACTTGCCAGACTTCGGCAACTTCGACATACCTGACCTCGACCTCGGCGGCTTCGACTTCGACCCGGGCGACACGGCGGACACCGACAACCGGTACATCAGGCCGCGCCTCGTGCCGATGCGCTCGCGGCAGGTATGCTTCGACAACGCACGAGAGCTGGCTCGCAACATCGACCTGACTGAAGAGCGCAGCCGCTACGACTGCATCGTCAGCGGCTCGTTCATATTCGGCGACTTCATCGAGGCGTTCATGACCATGCACAACTGCAAGGCGGTGCGCATGACCATAACCACGCTGTCCCTCTCACAGGAGAATGTTGACAGCCTCGCGACGCTGATGCAGAAAGGATACATCGACCGCCTCGACATGGTGGTCAGCGACTATTTCTTCAGCCACGAGCGGCACGGCCTGATACCGTACATGTACCGTGAACTCGACACCGGCGACCGCTTCCAGCTCGCGGTGGCTTTCGTGCATACCAAGACCGTACACTTCGAGACGCTCGGAGGCAGGAAGATTGTAATCCACGGCTCGGCGAACCTCCGCACTTCGGGGAACGTCGAGCAGTTCACCGTCGAGGAGAACGCGGAACTCCACGACTTCTACGAGGAGGCGTTCCGCCCGGTCATCGACCGCTTCAAGACGATAAACCGCACAGCCCCGAGGAAGATCCAGTGGGCTGACATGACAACCAAGCACTTCAAGAAATAGCACAAGCGAGGCATCATGCAATGGCTGAAGACACAAGCGGAAGCGGCGGCGGTCACGGCTCGAAAATCAGGGCTGAGACCGCTGCCTCGCGCCGAGGGGCAAACGTCCCCGAATACGGCAGGTCGTACCGCTATGCCGGCGGAGGGTCGGTCGGCGTGCCGACTTCACGGCGTGCCGAGGCTGCGCAGTCCAAGAACGAGCGCGGCAAGTTCGCCAAGGAGCTGCGGACAGCGCGAGTATTTGCCCATGCCGGCTACCGCATCGACTTTACGCCCAAAGGCGCAGGGACGCACGACGTGTTCATCAACGGCGTGCCGGCCGACATCAAACAGCTTTCTAGCCACAACAACATCGCTCGACACGCACGACACGCAACAAAACGGCAGGGCGCAAAAATGGTACTGTTCGAGTTCACCAAGCGCACTGCCGAAATCGAAGGCGAATTAATGACACTAAAAAGCAAGGGAATACATGGCAAATACTTTTACCGTGGGGAGAATATCATCCGCGACTTCTAAAAATCAACAGCCCCGCCGAAGCGAGGCTGAGGTCTGGTCCGTAGACCGGGATACTAAGCCCCGGGGCAGGCCCTGTCCGATAAGTTTAACGTCTATCGGCATCAAGACAGGCGGCGAGTAGACCGGGATACTAAGCCCCGGGGCATCGCCCATAACCGAAATTTAACGTCTTCGGCATCAAGACACTGCAAAGGTAATACAAATCCGCGAAACGGCAAAATGCCGAGGCAGTAACGAATAACCCAAAAACAAAGTAACGAATGGCAAATCCAAAGGGAAATCCGCAGAACCTGAGGCCGCCCATTAAGAAGGGAGAGGCTCGAAATCCGCGCGGCTCGTCGGCGAAGGCTCGCGCCAGAAAGGCGGAGAAAGACCGCCTAAACGCGCTGCGACGCGCCGTGTTCGGCAAGAAGGGAAACCCCGACCGCTCGCTCGCGCCCGCGCTCCTCGCAGACGGTTTCAACGCATCGAAGGACGAACTCAAGACCCTGCTCTCTCACGATGACGCGCCCCTCGGAGTGCGCATGATGCTCAACGAGATAACGAAGAACCCCGACTTTGCGCTCAAGGTATACAACACAATCTACGGCAAGGATACGCCGCAGAAGGTGGAGCATACCGGCAAGGACGGCTCGCCGCTCGTGCCGCAGCCGCTGACAATAGAAATCATCGACAGCCGCGAGCAGGTGGACGACGGCGCGGACAACGGCAACACTGCCGGCACACAGCAACAGCATGGCGAAAATACAGACCACGCGGATATTCCGTGACATCAGCAGCGCGGTGGCGCAGGGCTTCACCACCGTATCGCTGCAAGGCTCGGCGCGTTCCTCAAAGACGTACAACGTGCTGATCTGGCTCATTGCCCACTGCATGAGCAACCCCGGCACGCGCCTATCCGTAGTCCGCGCAACCCTCCCGGCTATCAAAGGCTCGGTGCTGGTGGACTTCAAGGAGATACTCATGCGCATGGGCATATACGACGAGCGGCGCATGAACAAGAGCGAGCTGACATACCGCTTCGCAAACGGCAGCTGGGCGGAGTTCTTCAGCACCGACAGCGAGCAGAAGCTGCGCGGCCGAAAGCGCGACGTGCTGTTCGTAAACGAGGCAAACGAACTCGGCTTCATCGAGTGGCAGCAGCTCAAGATGCGTACCACGCGCCTCTCGATAATCGACTACAACCCCTCGTTCAGCGACGAACACTGGATATGCGAGGCGGTCAACAAAGACCCGCGCACATTCCACAGCGTCACCACGTACCGCGACAACCCCTTCCTCGAGCAGACCGTCATCGACGAGATAGAGAGCCTCCGCGAAAAGAACCAGTCCCTCTGGCAGGTCTACGGCCTCGGGCAGCAAGCCCTCATCGAGGGGCTGGTATTCAAACGGTTCGACACCGTCGAGAAGATACCGCAGCACATACGCCGCCGCTGGGTGGGCATGGACTTCGGCTTCACAAACGACCCCACGGCGGTATGCGAGGTCGCAGTGGAGGGCGACACCCTCTACATCGACGAAATAGCGTACCGCACGCAGATGCTCTCATCCGACATCATCGCCGTCCTCAAGGCCGAAGCCCCGGCGGCGAGGATAATCTCGGAGAGCGCAGACCCGCGACTGATACAGGAGATATACCGCGCCGGCATCGACATACACCCCGTCCGCAAGTTCCCGGGAAGCGTCGAGGCTGGGCTTGCCAAGATGCAGGAGTTCCGCATCGCCGTGACGCGCCGGAGCGCAAACGTGGCAAAGGAGCTGCGCAACTACACGTACCGCCAGGACAAGGAGGGGAAGTGGCTCAACGTCCCCATTGACTGCTACAACCACGCAATAGACGCGGTGCGGTACGTGGTCATGGAGCAGCTAATGGCGGGCAAGCCGAGGACGATAGACACCGCACGGCTGCAGCGGCTCGTGTAAGCGGCAGGGCAAAGGCATATACAGGCACAGCAGACAACATCACAACAACCACAAAAACAACTACGACATGGCAGACATCAAGGAAATCCTCGGCTCGCAGATGACCGAGAAGGAGCGCATCGAGGCTCTGATGCAGAAGACAGTGACAGTACCAGTATGGGGAGGCCCTCGGGGGCTGGTAAACGAGTACGACCCGCGCAAGCACCCGGTGATGGACAAGGCGCACTACCGCGACCTCGTCCGCGACAGCGGCGTGGAACACGTCACGCGCATTACGCTCGACCTGCAGCGGCTCGCCGCCAAACGCATGGGCGAGCTGGTCTGCGGAATACCGGTCAAGAGAGTGTGCAAGCCCGAGAACGACACGCAGAAGGAAATCGCGGCGTACCTCGAGGCCGTATTCACGCGCAACCGCATCGACAGCGTCAACACCGACCGCTTCCACCGCCTGTTCGCCGGCTGCGAGGTCTTCACCCTCTGGTATGCCGCCGAGCAGCGCAACACCCTCTACGGCTTTGACAGCCCCCTGAAGCTGCGCTGCCGCACGTTCAGCCCGATGCTCGGCGATGAGCTGTACCCTTTCTTCGACGAGTACGGCGACATGACGGCAATGAGCATCGCATACACGCGCAAGGTCGGCGAAAAGAGCGTACGCTGCTTCGACAGCTACACTGCCGACCGGCACATCAAGTGGAGCAACGCCTCGGGGCAGTGGGAGCGCGTCGAGGACGAAAGCACCACACTGCTCAAAATACCGGGCGTGTACACATACCGCCCCACGCCGGTATGGGAGGACACTTCGCGCATCGTCTGGGAAATGGAGTGGGCGTTGTCGCGAAACGGCAACTACCTGCGCGAGAACAGCAAGCCGCGCTTCGTGGTGTATGCCGACGAAATCATATCATACGGCGACGAGAAGAGCAGCAACCAAGAGTTCAAGAGCGTCATGCAGTACCCCACTGGCGCGAGGGCTGAGTACATCACGTGGTCTCAGGCCACAGAGAGCCTCAAGTACCACATCGACACCCTCCGAAGCCTCTTCTTCACGCAGCTCCAGCTCCCCGACTGGTCATACGAGAAGATGAGCCAGCAAGCCCTCTCGGGCGAGAGCCGCAAGCAGATGTTCATCGACGCTGAACTCAAGGTGCAGGACGAGAGCGGACGGCTAATCGAGTTCCTCGACCGCGAGGTCAACGTCGTCAAGGCATTCCTCAAGCTGATGCTCGGGGCGCGTTACCACGCCGACATCGACGCGCTGCAGGTGGACTGCGTCATAACGCCATACCGCATCGGCGACCGCAAGGAGCAGGTCGAGGTGCTGATGACCGCCAACGGCAACAAGCCCATAATGTCGCAGCGCGAGAGCATCGAGCAGTACGGCATGAGCGACGACGTGGAGCAGACCATGCGCGAAATCGCCGAGGAGGAGAAGGCGGACTCCTTCGACCTCACGGAATAGCAGCGGCTCGGCACGCCCTCCCAACTACCATATCCACACACCTGACAGCGCAAGGCAATGGCGACACCCTCCGAATACGAAAGGAAGAACCGGCGAAACATCGCCGCACTCCAAGCACGCATCGACCGCATTTTCCGCAAGGCCGCCGAGGAAGCGGCTCGCATCGGCATATCAATACACGACCTGCCAGAAGGCCGCATATTCTCGTTTGACGACTACCCAAAGACACTCAAGCAGGTGGAGCGGCTGCTCGACGCGCTGCACTCCTCGGTGCAGACCACCGTCACCGACGGCATACGCCTCGGCTGGTCGCTCGCCGACGACAAGAACGACGCGCTGGTGCGCCGCGTGTTCGGCACAGGCGCGGACAGCCTCACGCCAGCACAGCAGCGCATATTCCTCGCCCGAAACGCCGACGCGCTCGAGGCTTTCATCGCCAGAAAGACAGCGGGGCTGAACCTCTCCGACCGCGTGTGGCGGTACACAAACGCCTTCCGCAGCGAGATTGAAATGGGACTCGACATCGGCATACGAGACGGACTGCCGGCATCGCAGATGGCTCGCGAGCTGAAGAAGTACCTCCAGCACCCCGACAAGTTGTTCCGCCGCGTCCGTGACAAGCACGGCATGTTGCGCCTCTCGAAAGCCGCTGCCGCCTTCCACCCAGGCAGGGGCGTATACCGCAGCTCGTACAAGAACGCACGCCGCCTCGCTGCTACCGAGACTAACATCGCCTACCGCACGAGCGACCACGAGCGGTGGCAGCAGCTCGATTTTGTCGTCGGCATCGAAGTCCATTTGAGCGGCAACCACACCTGTCTCGGGCGCGACGGCAAGATGCACGAGCTGACAGACATTTGCGACGACCTCGCCGGCAAGTACCCCAAGGACTTCAAGTTCACCGGCTGGCATCCACTCTGCCGCTGCTTTGCCACCCCGATAATGAAGACCGACAAGGAGATGGCGGAGGAGAACCGCCGCATCCTCCGTGGCGAAGAGCCGCTCCCCTCCTCCGACAGCGTCAACATCGTCAGGGACGTGCCGGAAGCGTTCAAGTCGTGGATTGAGAATAACCAGGAAAGAGCCAAGGGGTGGGCTTCTATGCCGATGTTCATACGTGACAATCCGCAGTATGTGCCGGGCTTCCGCGTCAACACATACTCTGCTGCCGAGAAGCAGTTCACAAGGGCAAGACACACCGGCTCGGCGATGAAGGATAGCGTAGCACTGCTCCTCGACAAGAAGTACCCAGGCATCAAAAACACCGAAAAGGCCGCGCTTATAGACTATACTCGCGGCGATGTGTCCGACTTCAGACACCTAAACAAGCAGCTGATGAAAGGAAAATTGTCGGACTTCAACGCGGCGTTTTCGGAATTGCTATCATCGGCATTGTCGAAGCTGCCAGCCGTAGAAGCGACCGTTTACCGCACCATACGGCTAAACAGAACACGGCTCGATGAATGGAGACTGAAAGCGGCGAGCGAAGCCGAAACGGTGTTCGAGGGCTTCACATCGACAAGCATCGACTTTGATGCCGTCAAAGACTTTATACTGAAAAAAGCCGCAAGACGAAAGAACAACGAGACCGACGTTATCCTAATCATAAAGGGCAAGACTGGGCGACGAATCAGCGAGTTCTCCAAATTTCCAGAACAGCAGGAGGTGCTGTTCGACAAAGGAATGAAACTGAGGTTTAGAAAATCCGAAATGGTTAACGGTCGGTTTTGCTTTTATCTGGATGAGATATAGGGTTGGTCACCGGGTCGCAGTCAGTCCAGTCTTCCCAAAGGCGGGATTCCAGCACCTCAGGGCTGTTTGCACGACGCTCTTTTTCATCGTCCGACAATGCATTCCATTCCTTTTCGGCACGCTCAAGTGCAGCCGCAACCTTGGCAAATTCTCTCTCTATTTCTTCTTCTTCAGTCATATCGGTTGTCGTTTTAATCAATAAGCCCAGAAGCGGCACTGCCCATGCGTAGTGCATATCGGCTTCGCACACTGTTCCGAGTACGCTGCAAATATAACGATTTACTGAATATCAACGCCATACGCTTAACAAGATATAACATAAAAACGAGACACCCTCGCACTCAACGAGAACGAGGGTGAATATGTCCGAGCCGCCCGAAGCGTAACACAGACTCTGTATAAAAAGCTCCCTGGCACTTCGCTCAAATACGAATCTTGTGCCAGGGGGCTATGCAGGGTTTCCCCTACGGCGCAAAATTAGTAATTTTGCAGCAAACAACAAAGCATGAAACGCATACGACTGCATGTTGCTCCATGTGCGAGACCACGGCGAGGAACAGCCGCCGAAAATATCTCCGGTGGTGTTCCTCTACAGTCTGGCTACGCTTCAGGAAAAGGGGCTGGTAATGTTCAGGGACAACTATGGCGAGGCGATTGCAGCGAAACTGAGCATAAAAGGGGAAGCATACATCGAGCAGAACCCGAAACTCCGCAACCCCATAGACTGGCTCGAGATAATCAAGCTCGTGTTCCTGAGGTTGACTGCGGCGGCATCGATAGTCGCGCTGTTTGTCGCGTGCCGCCTAATCCAGTAACATCGACTTTTCCATTGCCTCAATCGAGGACAAGTCCAGTTCGGGGGTATCGCGCACCTTTTCGCTGCGAGCCTCCTCCATTGCCGCAAGCGTGGCCGCGTTGGGAATGTCCCAGCTGCTAAACACCAGGCTGAGGTTGTTGCGGACACTATCAAGCGGCTCGCCGAGCAGCGCACCAGCCTTTGACACTGAAATCAACTCGTCGGCGACGGCGCGGTACACCAGCCGTTCAAACCGCCGCGACCGCTCCGCCCTGATGCGGCTCTTCTCAACGGCGGTGCGGAAGGGCTTGTCCGCGTTTTTGCGTATGCAGAACGACTTGTGACGGCTCGCCGTGATAACGCCGAGGAACATAGCCTTGTAGACCAGCGCATCGACCGACACGCCGAACTGAACCTGAAGGTCTGCCAGCTCGCGCAGGGAGATGTCCTTCCTATGCTCCCCGATTTTCTGAATGAACACGCCGCGCGAAATCAGCATCTCGCTCGCAAACAGGTTGCACAGCCGCTCACGCTCCTTGCCGGCAACGCAGTCGGCAAAAGGCATCAGGATATGCCCCAGCTCATGCAGCGCGGTGAACCGCTTGCGCTCGCTGTCGAAGTTGCAGTTAAGGACGATGAACGGACTGCTGCCGTCGGCATAGCCGCTGAGGCCGTCAAACGACTTCGGCGCATCTATTTCGATGACCTTGATGCCGTTCTCCTCAATGGTCTCAATGACATTAGATATGCCGTTGTCGCCGAGCTTCCATTCAGTCTTTACGCGCTCCGCAAAGCCGCACACACCGTCAGCGTCGCGGATTTCCATGCCGGCGCACGGACGGCTGAACCCCGGCGCAATGTCCGACACCTCCTCTATTTCGCAATACCGTTCGAGGCGGTCTTTTACCTTCTCGCGTATCTGGTCTACCTGCTTTGCCCCGAGTTTCGACTTCTTGCGGAACTCGACGCTGTCAATCGACACGGTGAAAGGGCGGAAAAAATAGTCCACAGGCAAATCCAGCGCGGACGACAGCACGATTAACGAGGTACTGTCGGGCATCATCTTGCCCTTCTCATACTTTGATATTGACTGCTTAGACAGCCTACCGCCGGTCTTTGCGCACAGGGCTTCCATTGACAGGCCGCGCATCACACGCGCCTGTTTCAATCTCTTCTGAAATACATTCTCTTCCATATATCGGTTTCGTTTCTTTGGTTTACAAAATTACCAATCGCATCTAATTTGTAAACCACAACAGCAGCACAAATCCTCCTCGTTATGAATATTTAACTGCTCCACAAGCGCGATGACGCGATTTTTCGCACGGCACAGCGCAAAAAATGCACAAAATTTTATCGCAAACACACTGAATATCAGAGAGTAAGCAGCGCAAACCTGCTCATTTAGCACAACTTTTTCCGAAAAAGCATGCATGGCATGCAGATTTTTATAGCCACATTTGCAGCGCAAACGAATTTTCGACTATAACTCAACGCACAAACACCATGAGAAAGGAAATCCTCGAAGCCCTTACAGCCAAGTTTGAGGGGGTATCGGCTTCAATTCTGGGCAGGATAGCGGACAAGCTCGCGAAAACTGCCACAACTCCAGAGCAGGTCAAGACCGCAGTAGAGGGAATGACGCTGCAGCAGGTCATCGAGAGCTACGGCGACAGCCGGGCGACCGAAGCGTCCAACACCGCACGCGAGAACGCGGTAAAGGACTACGAGAGCCGCTACGGACTGAAGGACGGGGCGAAGACGGCCGCAAACAATGCCGGGGGTGCGGCGACGACCGCGACCGGCGAAAACGGCAACGGAGGGGAGAGCGAGCCGCCGGCATGGGCAAAGGCGATGATGGAACGCCTCGACCGCATGGAGACCGCAAAAACCGCCGAGAGCCGCAGACAGCAACTCGACACCGTAATCGGAAAGCTGCCCGAACCGCTACGCAAGGCATACGCACGCATTCCCCTCGACAACTGCAAGGAGGAGGAGTTCAGCGAGATGCTCGCGGAAATAACCACCGAGGTGGAGGGCATGGCTGACGACACGGCAGCGCGAGGGGGTGTCTTCGGCAAGCCGACAGCCTCAACGGGCGCGGCAAAGACGGACGAGCTGACCAAGGAGCAGCTGGACGCAATCTCGCACCGGGAGGGCGTGCCTGACAAAAACGGACAGCCGTTCTGAGTATTAACTTCTAAAACAGTGAGAAAGCAATGACAATGACAGTAAGACGCAGGAAAGACACCGCCACGCCGCGAGTGTTCCTGCACAAGGTGGCTGACGTGCGCGGAGGCGTGTCCGTAGCCACATCCGAGCTGGGCGGCGACTTCCTGCCCGAAGGCGCGGTGCTGAGCGCAGCAGATGCCAGCGGCATCTGCCACCTCGTCAAGGTGGCGCGGGTGACCGCCGAGGTCGGCGCATCCGACACCGCTATCAAGGTGGCGAAGATGCACAACTTCAAGGTAGGCGATTACGTCATGGCAAAGACCGACGACAAGGCATACGCCATTACCAAGATTGACACCTCCGCCAAGGACAGCGACACCATAACCGTCGGCACGACCCTCGGCGCAATAGCCGTAGGCGGCTTCCTGACCGAAGCCAAGGCGGAAGCGACAGGAGCTACCGGAAGCAAGTCCGAAATCAAGTACCTGCCGCAGTCGGTCAACGGAACTGGCAAGCCGGTCGTCGCCGGCAGCAACCTCGACACCGACGCTTGGGTGATAGGAGTGACCAAGGGCAACGCCCTGCCTGACTTCATCGCCTCGGCTCTCAAATGCATCGTCAACATCTAACACCGCAAAGCAATGGCAACAGTAGTAAACTCTCTCATACACGGCCTTTCGCAGCAGATGGTGCAGGCTCGCCTGAACACCATCGACACGAAGCCGTTCATGTTCGGGACATATTTCCCGGTGAAGAAAGTGACCGGCTTCAACTGGCGCACGCTGACCAACCAGCTCGCCAAGAAGAACGTCGCCGCCGACCTGCACACCGACAACGGCACGATAGTCCGCAAGGCTCGCCCGATGTTCGAGACCGCGCAGGGAAACATCCCCTTCATCTCCGTGTCGCGTGAGATGACACGCTCGCAGATGAAGGACTACCAGACAGAACTCGCCCTCTCGCAAGACGCTGATGCGACCAAGCTGGTGCAGTTCTGGGGCGACGACGTGGATTTCTGTTTTAACGCCGTGCAGTCCGAACTCGAGTACATCGCGTGGATGCTCGCCTCCAACGCCGGCAAGCTCGCCTTCACCACCAAGACCAACGCGACATTTGCAAACGAATACGACCTCGACTACCAGGTGGACGACGCGAACAAGGTGACGGCAGCCACCGACTGGGGCAACATCTCGGGCGCGGACGTGATAGGCGACCTCGTGAAAATCGTAGAGACGGCAAAGGGCATGGGCATCAACCCCAAGTTCGCCTTCATCAGCCAGAACGAGCTGTACCGCATCTGCACCACCGAGCAGATGATTAAGGCGTGCGCATCGTACCTCGCCAACGCGACGAACATGGCGCAGACACCCTCGCTGGAGCAGGTGAACCAGGCTCTGTCGCGCCAGGCATGGCTCAACGGTCTGCAGCTGCGCGTAATCGACCAGAGCATCACCCGCGAGGCGCAGGACGGCACGCACACCTCGGCAAACCCGTTTGCAGACCACCGGCTCGTACTCTCCGAGACCGAGCGGCTCGGCTCGACGCAGTACGACATCCTCAACGACGGCAACAACTCGGGCGTGATACTCCGCGCCGAACGTGCGCACACCGTCGTCAAGAAGTACGGCACGATAGAGCCGATGAGCGAGGTGACTATCGGCGAGGCTGACGCTATGCCGGTGTTCGACACGGCATACCGCAACCTCTACGTCCGCACCGACAAGACCGAATGGTAAAACCGTAACGAAAGCGACCATGGCAACATACCTCGAATGTCTGAAAGGGATAAACGCCTACCCCATACCGCTGCGCACGATTGCCGAGGCGGCTGACCGGCGCGGCCTGACGCTCACGGCTGAAGCCTCGCAGGAGGGGCTGCTGGGCAGGGAGTACCGCCTTGTCCGCGCCGACCTGCTGCTCTGGCTGTCTCTCGCCCCGAACATCTTGCAAGGCGGGCAGTCATACATGCTCAGCAACGACCAGCGATCCGGCATGCGCCGCGAGGCTCGGACGACGTATGACGAACTCGACCCTGAACAGACGGCAGCGACCGCAACGTTCGGCTACAAAGGTGACCGGCTATGATTATCCCCAACGGCTTCATCGAGTTCAAGGCAAAGACGGCAGGTGAGACAGACCCGGAAACTGGCTACCCCTCCCCTGCTTCGGGCATCGCGTGGAGCGAGCCGATACCCTGCCAGTACCTGCCGAACAACCGCAACAACCTCGGAAGGGTCAACGGCGAACACTTCACGGCGGCATCGTACACGGTGCTTGTCGAGGAGCAGCCGCTGCCTGACAGCGAGCAGCTGCGGCTAACGGCAAGTGACGGCACGAGCCTCGGCGAGTTCTCGCTCATCGCGCCGCCGCAAGCCATGGAAGCGGTATGTGAAATCAAAATCCTAATCTGAAAGGGCATCATCATGGGCATGAGGCAGACGACTCCGCAGGGACGGATTACAGCCTACATCGAGAAGCAGGTGGAAAGGTACGAGAGGGCATTATTCGATGCCTTGGAAGAAGCCGGCAAACGGTGCGTGGAAGCGGCGCAAAACCTGCCCTCGCCACAGTTTCTCAACCGCTCGCACAAGGAAATCCCGCCGCACCAGCCGCACTACATCGACTGGACGGCAAACCTGCGCTCATCGATAGGCTATGTAATCGTCCGCGCCGGAAACGTTGTCACGCAAGGCGGCTTCAAGTCCGCCAAGGGCGGCGACGAGGGCGCGGCGGAGGGGAAGGCTTACGCCGAGCAGCTGGCGGCGAAGTTCCCCCACGGCATCGCGCTGATTGTCGTCGCCGGCATGAACTACGCCGCATACGTCTCCGCAAAGGGGTACGACGTGCTCGACTCGGCGGAGCTGCTCGCCGAGAAGCTCGTGCCGCAGATGATGAGGCAGCTTTCAGGAAAGGAGTGACCGCATGGCAAGGACAGCGAAGCAGATACAGGGCGACATCCGCAGGATGCTGACAGGCTCGAAGCTGGCGGAGGAGGTCTCGGGAGGCGTTTACCGAAACGGATACCGACCCCGCGACAGCCGGAAGGAGGACATCATCGTGACGTTCACCACAGGCATCCCCGACCAGATAGAGACAGGCGTGGTGACGGTGAACATCTACGTCCCCGACATCGACCCCTACGGAAACGGCGTCTTCGTGGAGGACGGACAGCGAACAGAGCGGCTCGAGACACTCGCCCAGCAGTGGGTCGAGAGCCTGACGGCGGCGAAGTCCCCCTACCTGTTCCGGCTGCGACAGACCATCTGCACAGAGGAAGCCCCGGAAATCTCGCAGCACTTCGTCGTGGTGCGCCTCGGCTTCCGATATTTCGGGGACTGACAAGCCCCCGGCAAAACCGATTATTAACCCTCAAACACACATCATCATGTCAACACTAAGCTGGGGCAAATGCTCCATTCAAACAACACCAGTCACCGACGGCGCACCAGCAGCGGACGCGAACTGGACTGCCATAGACACGCCCAAGGACGGCACGACCAAGCTGACTTCCACGGCAGGGACGGAGACCGAAGCCCTCGAGGAGGGCGGAGAGGTCGTGGACTCCCGCGTCGCCAAGAACAAGGCACAGCTCGAGTTCGACCTGTTCCGCAAGAAAGGCGGCACCCGCCCCTGGACGGACACCGACGGCATAATCGCCGGCGAACACGCCTTCCGCCTCCTCGGCGAGGACGACTCCTGCCCGGGAATACAGATTGACCGCTCCTCGGTGAGCGTTCAGACGAGCTACTCCACCGCAGACGGCATCATAGACCACTATGTCGCCAAGGTTCTGAAGCCCAAGACAGGCACGATGCTCAAGGAGTACACCAAGACCACAAGCCCGGGCGGCTGACGCACAGGGCTAAGGCACATCCTGACTTCCATAGAGACAGGCGAGGGAGAACGGCGGCTGTTCGCCGTGCCGCAAGGCGCGGAGGCGCGGGTTCAAATCCCGCTCTCGCCCCCAACAAACAGCAACACCACAGCAAATGGACAACAACGACAGCAGCGCAAAGACCATAGAGGAGAAAGTCGCCGAGACCATCCTCCAGCAGCCGGTAAAGGTGACGGTTGCTGGCAGGGAGTACACAGCCGCCCCGCCGACCGTGGCGACTATGATACTCGTCTCGGCGGCAGTGTCGCGGCTTCCGCACCTGCACCTCGACAGCGGCAGGGTTCTCGAGGAGAGCCTCGCCGTGGCAAAGGACTGCCAGCCCCTCGGCGACATCCTCGCCACTCTCATACTCGGCGCAAAGCATGCAGACGACCCCGTGGAGATGCCGCAAGCGAAGGGCAAGCGGCGGCTCTTCGGCAGACGCAAGCGGAAGGCCAAGACCGTGACGGCTCGCGAGAGGCTCAGCCGCGAACTCCTCGAGGAACTGTCGCCGCGTGACCTGCACAGCCTCACGGTACAGCTCCTCATGAAGATGCAGGTCTCCGATTTTTTCGGGCTTACCACTTTCCTGACCGAGATAAACATGACGCGCCCGACGAAAGTGGTGACAGGACAGACAGCATCTGGGCAGTAGTCGCAGGGACGGCTAAGGCGTTCAACCTCCCCATTGAATACGTCCTGCACGAGATGTCATACGGCAACCTCATACTATACGGCGCGTCGCTGCCAACGTACCGCAGCAAGAAGGACAGGGAGCGGGACGGCGAAGACATAGACGCGTCAGACCCGGGAAACGCCGACAAGGTGCGGGCATTCATCAAATCATCGGAATAAGGCAAAGACATGGAAAGCGACAACGGCAAGATATACATCGCCACGGCGATAGACAACGACGAGCTGCGGCGCGGCGCAACCGAGGCAAGCAACATCCTCCACGGCATCGGCGACAGCGCCGCAAAGGAGGGCGCGAGCATCGACGCGGCGATGAAGAAAATCGCAGCGGCGGCGACAGGCATATTCGCCGTGTCGAAACTGCAGGATTTCGCCCGGCAGGTCGCCAACGTCAGGGGCGAGTTCCAGCAGCTGGAGATGGCGTTCAAGACGATGCTCGGCTCGTCTGAACAGGCTGACGCGCTCATGTCGCAGCTCATCAACACCGCCGCGACAACGCCTTTCGGCATGACCGACGTGGCGCAGGGAGCGAAGCAGCTGCTCGCATACGGCGTGGCTGCCGACGAGGTCAACGAGACGCTCATACGCCTGGGCGACATCGCCGCAGGGCTTTCAATACCGCTAAACGACCTCGCGTACCTCTACGGCACGACAATGGTGCAGGGGCGCATGTACACGCAAGACCTCAACCAGTTCCTCGGCAGGGGCATCCCCCTCACGGACGAACTCGCCAAGCAGTTCGGAGTGGCTAAGGAGGAGGTCAAGAAACTCGTGGAGGAAGGCAAGGTGGGCTTCCCCGAAGTTAAGAAGGCCATCGAGTCGCTGACCGACGAGGGAGGCAAGTTCGGCGGCCTCATGGAGGCGCAGAGCCAGACAATAACCGGACAGATCTCAAACATCGAGGACAGCATCGAACAGATGTTCAACGAACTCGGAAAGAAGTCCGAGGGGGTCATCACAAGCGTCCTCGACGTTACGTCCAAGATTGTGGAAAACTGGGAGAGCATCGGCAAGGCTCTCCTCGTGGTTATCAGCGCATACGGAGCGTATAAAGCAGCAGTAATCACAGTCGCGGCGATTAACAAGATTGCGGCGATATGGGGCGAGGTGAAGGCGTTCCTGTCGCTGGCAAAGAGCGTGACCTCCGCAAAGGACGCGATGCTGCTGCTCAACCTCGCGACAAAGGCGAACCCCATAGGGCTGGTCCTGGGCGTTGTCGCCGCTGCCGCATCTGCTTTCGCCCTGTTCTCCGACAACACTGGCAAAGCCGCCGAGATGACGCAGAAATACGGCGAAAAGGCGGCTTCCGCAATCGTCAAGGTGGAGACGCTCACATCAATGATGCGAGGCCTTACCGCAGGGTCGTCCTCCTACAAAAAAGCCATGGAGGAGCTGAACGGCATCCTCGAGGACTACGGGCTAAAGCAGCTGACTGAAAAGGACGGGCTCGACGCAATAAACCAGCGGCGCGAACAGGCGATACAGCTCATCAAGGAGGAAGCCGTAGAGCGGCAACGCCTCAATGCGCTCACACAGGGCTTCGACGACTACGCCAAGGCTCTGACCGACGCGCAAAAGGAACTGGAGGACGGCCTTAACGACGGCGTACGTGTATTTGACCCAAAAACGAACAACCCGATTTATAGCTGTCTCTTATACACATCTGACGCTGCCGACGATATGCAGTGTGT